AGACCAGCGCTATAAGCAGGACTTACTTGAGTTTTCACCTGAGACTATCGAAAAATGGATCTCGGCTCATAAAAAAACACTTTCCACCTGATCCGGTACTTCTAAAAAGTACCGCGTTTGGGTACCCCAACGCGGTAAGTAGGGTATCCAAACCCCCTCGTTTGCCCAGCAGGCTCCCTGCTTTGGGGAGGCTGAGGCCTCGCGACATTTAGCGAGATTTTCCATGATGAGCGCACTTCTTAAACGAAAGCGCACACATGGAAAACACCGCACAAAACTTTGACCAGAACTATGTCGCCGCAGCAGTCAGGGCTGCTGGTGTCCGGGCTTCTTCGCTCAAAAAATCCTTTCGCTTGTCCGACAGCGAATTCGATGACGTCAATCAGGAAATTTTGCTAGGGCTGCTTGAAAGAGCGCCCAAGTTTGACCCTGTCAAATCATCGGCAAATACCTTTACAGGTGCGGTCTCTCAGCACCTTGCTGCTGACATCGCTGGCAAGCTTACCCATGACCGCAAGTCGTTGGAGTTTCTTCCGCCACAGGCTGAAGCTGCCAATGACTCCCAGTTTCAACCAGGCATTGAGGCCCTGTGGGAGGGCTGTTCGCAAACATGGGGTAACGATCAGGACCTATTTGCGGACAGTGACACATTGCACGACCTGAATGCAGCAATTGCATTTATGACTCCTGAGCAGGGGCGTCTGCTTGATCTGTTAGCTACTCATCAAGATACAGCCAGCGCGTGCAAAGCGTCTGGTGTTTCAACGGCTACGTTTTACCGCCGCGTCAAAGAGCTGCAAATGCACCTTCGGATGTTTGGCATGAAGGCGGCAGCATGAGTGAGCTGAGAAAAATAGACAGGCCACTCCGTATGAATGAACGTGACCAACAAATTTCATCGGAGAACGCTTTGCCGCTAAACATCAAATTGAGTGAATTCCAGGGATTACCGCGCTTTCAAAGCTACGGGGACTCCGAGCGCGAATCAAGGCCTTTTTACACCCCTTGTGTGGATGTCACCGAAGCCATTTTGTGCGACTGGGTTGCCAGTGCACAGGTCGGGCACTGCATCCAGTATCACGAGGGCCTGCTGCTGCGTGACCGCTCAGAGATCAGCAGTGACCTGTCCACCAAAGACCGAGCCCGGATTCACTCCGTTGCCCGTCGTGCCTGGATCGCATGCGAACTTGGTCTGGTGCACCTGTTTAGCCAAAAGGTGGACGACGACCACTACCGCTACATGGCCATGCGCTCCAGCTCCCCTCTGAAGCCACCCGAAATCCGTACCCAGCTGCGCATCGCGCAGATGGCTCCCAGTAACCGCAAGCACCACTGAAAGAAAGAGAACCCATGACTGCCGAACCCGACGTGCTGGATGAAATAGGCCAGCTTTACATGAATGAGCTCGACAAGCTCCCGCTGCCAGACCTTGACCGGATGATCAAGCAGGTCACTGCTGCCAAAGACACTGCCGCTTTGTACCTCAACGCATTGCAGTCCACCTTGCACAGTCGCTTGGGTGGTCATGCCCAACAGCTTCGCCAAGAGGCTGGCAAGTCCACCGGCACTGTGCGCTTTGAGGTCGATGGCTACATGGTCGTCGCCGATTTGCCTAAGCGCCCAGAGTACGACCAGGTCAAACTCAAAGAAGCCGTGGAAGCCTTGCGTAAATGGGGTGAAGACCCAGAAAACTACGTCGGTATCGAAATCAAAGTCGCCGAGTCCAAGTACACCGCCTGGCCACCCGGCATCCGCGATCTGTTCGAACCTGCACGTACGCTCAAAACAGGTAAGCCCAGCTACAAGCTCGAGCAGATCAAGACCGGAGAAATCCCCGACGCTGCCAACGACAGTCACTTTGGTGGGGGTGTGTGATGGCCATTTCACTTGCACAACTCACCCGCGCCAATACGCCCAAGCCACCCCGCATCCTGATTCACGGTGTTGCTGGCGTTGGTAAAACGACCTTCGCCGCAGAAGCCAATAACCCGGTGTTCGTCCAAACGGAAGATGGCCTGGGAACAATTCCGGCAGCCAACTTCCCGCTGGCCCGCACGTTTGAAGAAGTCCTCGAGTCACTGGCTTCGCTTTACACCGAAGACCATGACTTCAAAACCGTGGTCATTGACAGCGTCGATTGGCTTGAGCCCCTGGTCTGGGGAAAAGCCTGCCGCGACAACGGATGGGGCTCCATAGAAGATGCCGGTTACGGCAAAGGGTACGTCGCCGCATTGACTCTGTGGCGTCAGTACATCGATGGGCTGAACGCGCTGCGTGACGACCGTGGCATGACCGTGGTGCAAATCGCGCACACCGACATCAAGCGTTTTGACTCGCCTGAGCACGACCCCTACGACCGGTACGTCATCAAGTTGCACACCCGCGCAGCGGCGCTGATGCAAGAGCACTCCGACATCGTGCTGTTTGCCAACTACCGCATCTCCACCGTGAAGGCCGATGTCGGCTTCAACAAAAAAGTAAACCGCGCCATGGGCTCGGGCGAGCGGGTGATTCACACCGCCGAGCGCCCAGCCTTTTTGGCCAAGAACCGCTATGGCCTTCCTGAGACCCTGCCACTGGACTGGCAGTCCTTTGCCCAGGCCATGCCCGATGTGATCAAGCCCATGTTGATCGCCAACCCAGTCACCCCCACCAACCCCACCACCTGAAATTGAAATAGGAGAAAACACCATGGCTTCATTCGGACAAACTTTCGACGCATCCTCAGTTGAACCCAGCAGCGGCTACGAAGTCCTGCCACCCGGTAAATACCTCGCCCAAATTGTTGCAAGCGAAATGCGTGCAACCAAAGACGGCATGGGCCAGTACCTCTACCTTGAGGTGGATGTCATTGAGGGGCAGTACGCAGGCCGCAAGCTCTTTGATCGCCTGAACCTCATCAATGCCAATGCAGATGCTGTGCAAATCGCACAGCGCACGCTGTCATCTATCTGCCGTGCCGTTGGCAAGTTGCAGGTCAGCAATTCGGAGCAGTTGCACCTCATTCCATTGATTGCTGATGTGCGTGTGCGCCCCCCGAAGGGCATGTACGGCGAGAGCAACTCGGTCCGCTACCTGCCTCGCAGCGGTCAGGCTGCAAACGCCCCCACATTCAGCACTGGTCCAGCCAACCCGCCAGCGCGTCCTGCCGTTGCTGCAGCAACGCCTGCTGCCAACGGACTGCCCTGGAAGCGCCAAGCCTGAGGTCCCACTGCATGCACGAACACTTCACATTGCATCAACACGCGCTTGAGCCGGTTCACCTGCCGGACTCTGCGCAGGGCTGTCGCGAGCGAATGGCGGCGCTGCAAGGCGAGATTGCTTCCATTCGTATTCAGATCGCAACGACTGACATCCGGCGGCAAACGGAGAAGAAGACGCTTGATGCTGCCTGGTTCCACCGCGCCAAAACCGCGCTGCGTTTAAAGCAGCAGGAGCTGGCGCAGGTGACTGTGCATCTTGCGACCTTTGATAAGCGCGCTGCGCCCAAGCACCGTGATGCCTTCAAAGACACCTTGATTGAAGTGGTCCGTGAAAACTGCAATGACCAAGAGTGGGCGGGCTTGGTGCAGCGTGCGCGTGACTTGCATGCGAGCCAAGGGGGACACCATGGCTGACCTGCCCGCCATCACAAGCCTTACCCGCGAGGCCATTTTCTCTGGCTATGAAGCAGATGCCAGTGATGGGTTTCGCAGCCACCTTGGCGCGTCCCTGATCGGCAAGGAATGCGAGCGAGCGCTTTGGTACGACTTTCGCTGGGTCACGCGCAGCAAGCACCCAGGCCGACTTCTTCGCTTGTTTGAAACCGGTCAATTGGAGGAGGCGCGCCTGGTGCTGAACCTGCGGCGCACCGGTGCGACTGTGCTCGAAGTCGATCCAGAGACTGGACGCCAGTTTCGTGTGCAAGCCCATGGCGGCCACTTTGGAGGTTCGCTCGATGGCGTTGCCATCAATTTGCTTGAAGCACCTAAAGCCTGGCACGTGCTGGAGTTCAAGACGCACTCCAACAAGAGCTTTGGCGATCTGGTGGCCAAGAAGGTACGCGAGTCCAAACCGCAGCACTTTGCCCAGATGCAAATCTACATGCACCTGATGGGCATTACCCGAGCGATGTACTTGGCTGTGAACAAGGACACCGATGACCTGTATGTCGAACGCGTGGAAGCAGATGTCACTTATGCGGAACTTCTTCTGGAAAAAGCCCGGCGAATCATCTTTGCCCAAACCCCACTGCCACGCATCAGCGAGGACCCCAGTTGGTATCAGTGCCGCATGTGTGATCACGCACCGGTTTGCCATGCAAGCGGTAACAGCGTGTTGGCACCTGCGATCAATTGCCGTACTTGCCTGCACTCAACACCCGTGGATGGCGGTTGGCATTGCGACCGGCATCAAAAACGTCTGACCGACGTTGATCAGCGTACGGGCTGTGAGCAACACCTGTACCTGCCGCCACTTGTTCCTGCATTGCAAGTCGATGCGGGTGACGACTGGGTTGACTACGAATTTACCAATGGAGTTCGCTGGCGCGATGCCGGTTTGAACAAGCACGCCGCCAACTGAATCCCCAACCGCAAACCTAAACGCAATTGAAAAAGGAGTCCCGTCATGAGCTTTTCCCTCCGCCCCTACCAAAGTGCTGCCATCCAAGGCATCTACAACTATTTCCAAGATGAGAGCGGTAACCCGCTGGTGGTGATTCCCACCGCTGGTGGCAAGTCCCTCGTCATGGCCACCTTTGTTGAAGGCGTACTGAAAGCCTTTCCAGATCAGCGCATCCTGATCGTGACTCATGTGCGTGAGCTGATTGAGCAGAACTTTGTCGAACTCAAAAAGCTTTGGCCGCAAGCCCCGGCAGGGATTTATTCAGCTGGACTTAAGAAGCGAGAGATTCGTGCGCAGATTTTGTTTGCTGGCATCCAGTCCATTCACAAGCGTGTGTATGACGTTCAGCAGTGCGACCTGGTGTTGATTGATGAAGCGCATTTGATCCCGCGTTCCTCAAACACGATGTACCGCAAGTTTCTTGATGGCGTGAAGCGCATTAACCCCATGCTCAAGGTGATTGGCCTGACGGCCACACCATACCGCCTGGACTCTGGGTTGCTGCATGAAGGTAGTGAGGCCATCTTCACTGACATCGCCTACGAGGTTTCGGTGCGCGAGTTGATTGATGACCACTACCTTTCGCCACTGATCTCCAAACGCATGGCAACGCAAATTGACCTCACTGGTGTGGGTACGCGCGGCGGTGAGTTCATCCCGAAGGATTTGGAAGCGGCCATTGACCAGGATGCGATCACACAAAGCGCAGTCAATGAAATCTTCTCGTACTCAACAAACCGCAAAAGCTGGCTGATCTTCTGTGCTGGCGTGGACCATGCGTACCACGTGCGTGATGCGGTGCGCAGCAGAGGAGTTACCTGCGAGACGATTGTGGGCGATACGCCCAGCGCACAGCGCGAGGCCATCATCAATGACTTTAAGGCCGGACGAATTCAGTGCCTGACCAATGCCAATGTGCTGACGACAGGCTTTAACGCTCCTGCGGTAGACCTGATTGCCATGCTGCGTCCGACCAAGTCGGCGGGCTTGTATGTGCAGATCGTGGGTCGTGGCTGCCGCCTTGCACCTGGTAAGACCGACTGCTTGGTGCTCGACTTCGCCGGGAACATTGCGCGACACGGTCCCATTGACGCCATCAAGCCCAAGACACCCAAAGCGGGTGAAGACGGCGATGCGCCCACCAAAGCCTGCCCTGAGTGCGACAGCATCGTGCACGCGGCGGTACGTCAGTGCCCCGACTGTGGCCACATGTTCCCGGAGCCACAAATCAAGATTGACGCCAAAGCCAGCACTTTGGACATCCTCTCTGGCGGTCCACCCGAGTGGGTGCCCGTGACACGGGTCAGCTATGCCCGGCACGACAAGACTGGCAAGCCGCCGTCACTTCGAGTCGATTACTGGAGTGGACTGAGTTCCCACAGTGAATGGGTTTGCATTGAGCACCAGGGCTATGCGCGGCAAAAGGCTGCCAGTTGGTGGGCCAACCGCGCACCTGGCTTGCCACTTCCGCGTGGTGTTGATGAAGCTCTGGCTGTATCGCAGCGGCTCAAGTGCCCCTCGCAGATCGCCGTGCGCCCAAGTGGGCGTTACACAGAAATCGTTGGCGCGCGCTTTTGATGTCGGGCGCATAAATGATGTGCGCCATTTGCAGGCGCGATGCCCGAGGGTATGGGTTCGCGCCTTGTTTGATCCGTATCGATGCGCCCAGCGTGAAGTTGTGTTCCAGGCGCTGTCAAAACATTGCAGCAAGGCTAAAGGGAATGATTGATCCAAACCAACATGAAACCAATGCTCTGGCGGCGGCCTGTCAGACAGGGGGCGAGTACGTCGAGTCACTTGCCAAAACAGACTTGGCCACCTTCACCGCAGTGGAGTGGTCAACCTTGATTGATGTGGTCGTGACCGCCTTTCAAGACTCACTTCGCACTGCCTATGCAGATGACCCACCATTTTGAAGGAACGCATGAATCCAAATAATTACATGGCCCATCTTGGGGCCACGCTCATAGATCGCGGCTATGCCATTTTGCCGATCCAACCCAGCACTAAGAAGCCGGGCATGTTTCGCCTGGGTGCCTGGCAAGACTATCCCAAGTGGAGCCGCCACTGTGAGCGCGACACGACAGAAAACGAAGTCGACATCTGGGGCGACTGGCCTGAGGCTGGTATTGGTATTGCCGCAGGCAAGGTGATTGGTATCGACATTGATGTGCTGCAGTCCAAAGACATCGCTGTTCAGATTGAGGGCTTGGCCAAACGGCTGCTGGGTGACACACCTGCAGTTCGCATCGGCAACGCCCCCAAGCGACTGCTGGTGTACCGCGCGGCCCAGCCCTTCAGTGGCTTTAAGTTCCCGCCCATTGAGGTCTTGGGTGTGGGGCAGCAGTTCATCGCCTATGGCATTCACCCGGATACCGGCAAGCCCTACGAGTGGCCCGTGCAAACCTTGGCCGACCTGAAA